ATCATTAACCAATACCGTATGAAGATTGGAGTTATGCATGGGGATCCACGTACTACTCCTGGCGGAGAAGGTAAGAACTATGCATTCTTTACTCGTTGCGAAATTCGTCGTGACGAATGGATTGAAATTGGTTCTGGAACTAACAAGGTACGTATAGGACAACGTATTAAGGTTCGTACATTAAAGAACAAGACTGCACCACCACAACGTGTTGCTTATTTTGATTTTTACTTTGCTGACGGAGGAAACTGTGCAGCAGGAGAGTACGACTTTGCAAAAGAAGTTGCATCACTGGCTGTTGTCAAGGGAATTGTTACTCGTAAGGGTGGATGGTTCTACTTTGATGAAAGAAAGTGGCAAGGTATTGAATCAGTTATTGACAGTATCCGTGAAGAGATTGAATTAAAAGAAACAATTCAAAAGTTAGTATTTGAAACATCAGACCTACCAATGGCAGGAGAAACCGATGACTAAAAAGTTTAATGTTAATGATCAGGCATGGGCACACGAGTTAGAAAAAGGCGTTGAGGCATACACCGATATGCTTTTTGAAGCCACGTGGGATGGCCTTGACGAAATGATGCCAGACACATTATCGGGAGAACCCTTCTGTGGATGTGGCCCATGTTTCTGGCGTGAAGCACTCTTCTATCTTGTTCCTCGTTTGATAGAGGGCTACAACGAGGGCAAGATAGAACTTGAAGACTGACGGTAAGAAACAATCTCAGAAGCACGAAAAAAGACTCGCTAAGAAAATTGGCGGAACTACTAACGCTGCCTCTGGAGCACTCTGGTCTCGCAAAGGTGATGTTAGATCTGATGATCTTCTCATAGAACATAAGTACACAGGTAAAAAAACTTACACACTTAAAGCAATTGATTTAGAAAAAAACGTAACACATGCAATTCTGGAAAGCAGAATGCCAGTGTTTGGAATTAGCCTTAACGATAAGAACTATGTACTATTAATGGAAGATGATTTCCTTGAGATGAGAGAGAAACTACAACCCTCAAATGATGAACTACGATGAACCAGAATATGCGTGGAGATATGAAGCAAAGTGTTCAGGACAAGACACGGATATCTTCTACCCGCCTCGTGATAAAGAACAATACAAAACAATTGCTGCTCAAGCCAAGTCATTCTGTCTTGGTGAGAATGGCAAGAACCATTGTCCTGTACGAGCGGAATGTTTATGGGATGCCATCAGCAGAGATGAACCCCACGGAATCTGGGGAGGACTAAGTCACAGAGAAAGAAATGCTTTACTAAGAAAATGGCAGAAGACATATAAAAAGAAGATGACCCTAGAAGAATTTATTTTCAGTAAAGACAAGGAATACTAAATGGCAGCCAAGACAGATCTTCAAAAGTTTTTTGATACAACAAAGAAAGATACTCGACTTCTTGGAGACATTGAGCGTTACCTCCTGCGTAAGCCTGATGATGATCGCAGTACCACAGTCCTTCACCCATCAGAGATGATCAAGGATGATTTCTGTTACCGTTATTCTTATTACCTAATGATGGGTGGGCAAAAGAAGACAGAGAAGCCAGGACTTCGTCTACAAAACATCTTTGATGAAGGTCATTACATTCATGCAAAATGGCAGAATCGTTTTTATGAAATGGGTAATCTCTGGGGAGACTTTAAGTGCGTAGCCTGCACAAAGAAGACCTTTGGCCTATCTCCTGCAGCATGTGAGCATTGTGGTTGTACCGTTCTTGTGTATGCAGAAGTCACACTTGTAGATAACTCACTTCGTATTTCAGGACATACTGATGGTTGGATTAAAAACATTGGTGATGATTGCCTTATTGAAATCAAATCTATCGGTGCTGGAACATTAAGATTTGAAGCGCCATCTATTCTTTACGATGCAGATGGAGATGTAACAAAAGCATGGAAGAATATTCGTCGCCCATTTCGTAGCCACTTGATGCAGGGACAGATGTACCTAGAACTTGCCAAGCGTATGTTTGGCGATGAGGCTCCTGATGAGATTGTATTTCTATATGAACTCAAGGCTGATCAAGATTACAAAGAATTCACTATCAAGGCTGATTATGATTTTGTTGAACCAGTGTTTAAAAAAGCAGCAAAGATCATTGCAGCAGTCGAAGCAGAAGAGATGCCAGAATGCAATGTTGCACCAGGAGGATGTAAGACATGCAACTTGATCCCGTAGTTCAAAAGAGTATTGATCTACCAAAGCCAGCGTATGATCAAGCGGTACTTCCGCCTGACATAACAGAACTGAGCAGTGAACAACTGGCTGAGATGTTTACTATCCTTACAGGGTGGGCTGACTACATGGCATCTCAGTTGGTACAGGCTCAGTTGGCTGAACGGGATTGCCTTCGTAAGGCTGAGTTTGCTGAGAGCAAGGCTCTTGTGAGATTGACCACAGGAGCGCCCAAAGGAACTACAGTCACGCTCATTAAGGCTCAGATAGATACAGACCCAGAGATTGTAGATTTGCGGGACAAGTACGAAGAGAAGTACGCTTACCGCAAGATCCTAGAGATGATGTTAAACAATCAAGAACGGGACATCACCCTAGTGTCGAGGGAAATAAGTCGCAGGTCACAAACTATGGGTCGGAGGGATTCATTTATATTATGAAAAAATATTTATTAGTAGTTGCATTATTTTTAAGCGCAACAACACTGCCTGCACACGCAGCAGATCCAGCACCATCAATTGCAGTCATTGATACAGGGTTAAACGGAATGTGGTTTAACAAGTCATTGGTAGCAGAAGCATGTTTTGTTGAGTATGGCTACTGTGCAAACGGCAATATCTCAATGGAAGGACCAGGAGCAGCAACACTTCCAGCAACAACTAGCGCTGCTCTTGACCATGGATCACAGATGGTCTCTGTTATCCGACAGGTAAATCCAGATGCAAAGATTGTATTTATTCGTATTGTTGGTGTGAGCAAATCTGGCGCACCAAATCTTTATACTCTTAAGGCAGTAAAATTAGCGCTTGATTGGGTAATACTTAATCAAGCCAAGTACAACATCTCTGTTGTTAACCTTTCTCAAGGAGCAGTCATTGGCGCTTGTGACGTACCAGCAGGTATGCCAAAGCAAATTGCTGATCTTAAGTCTATTAACGTTCCAGTTATTGTTGCTACAGGTAACACAAGCAACCGCACACAGGTTAATTCACCTGCTTGTCTAGAAGATACTGTCTCTGTTGGAGCAACAGATAATCCATGGACTGGTGCTGGAGTAAAAGAATACAACCGAGATGCCAAGCCATACATTGCTCGTTACTCAAACGGTAACAACACCACGGACTTCTATCTCAATGGTCGTTGGACTGTCACCAACCTGAACAACACAACTAAGTTTATGGTTGGAACGTCTAACGCAACAGCGTCATTGTCTGCATGGTGGTTGATCAATAAGAAAGCCACCTTTGATGAGACCTACAAAGCATTTGCAACGGGTGCTACGCTTGCATCAAACGAGTGGTTGACAGGACGGTATATTCAACTCCCATGATTATTGGTTTATCAGGTTACGCAAGGTCTGGCAAAGATGAGGTTGCCAAAATTCTTGTATCGGAGTTTAACTTCGAACGGGTGGCATTTGCGGATGCCATCCGTGACCTGTTATATCAAATGAATCCGTTAATTGGAGTAACACGACTGCAAACAATGATTGATGCAGTTGGCTGGGACATTGCTAAACAACACCCCGATGTCCGTAGTTACCTACAAAACTTAGGAGTAGGTGCTCGTAAATTATTTGGAAATAATTTTTGGATTAATCAAGCCCTTAACCCACATGTGTATGAACACCCTATTGTTGGAGTAAATAAAAATATTGTAGTTACCGATGTTCGTTTTGAAAACGAAGCGGATATGATCAAGGCTCTGTACGGACAAGTCTGGAGAGTTAGACGTCAAAACGTAGAACCAGTTAATCAACATGTCTCAGAAGTTGCGCTAGATGATTATAAGTTTGATCAAATTCTAAAGAACGAGGGATCTTTAGACGAACTAAAAGAGTTAGTTCGTAAAAGAGTTAATCTATCCCTCAATGCCGACTAAACTTATAGATGGAAAGATTGATAAGGGAGCAGTTGTTTCTCTTGGTATTGATCAATCGCTTACAGGATTTGCACTAACAGTCCTTAACACAGCAGATCCTACTCAATTTATTACGTGGGTTTACAAGTCTCCTTATTTTGGCGTTGAAAGATTGGCAGACATACGTCAGTGGTTAGTAGACCACCTTGATTATTGTGAAGAGCAGTGGACTATTTCTGATATTGCTATGGAAGGAACCGTTCTCGCAAGTCACGCAGCCCTTGTGCTCGGAGAGTTATCAGCAACCGTTCGACTAGCCATCTTTGATTTCTTTGAAGAGGGAGATGATCGTCGATTCCCTTTAAAAATTCCGCCCATGACATTGAAGAAGTATGCAGCAGGCAAAGGCAACGCCAAGAAACAAGAGATGCTCTTACAAATTTATAAGAGGTGGGGCATAGAGTTTAATGATGACAATGCTGCAGATTCCTATGGATTAGCAAGGCTTGCTGGAAAATTTTTGATTGATGAAGTTGAGAAGGCAGTAGTCGAACAAATTCAAGATCCTAAATACAGAGACCAACCACAACTTTAGCCCTACCATTTAGTCCAGGAGAGGCTCACAAAATCGACCCAAAGGACTAACAATTGAATACCGAACCAGAATCAATTCCTGCTGAAGAACCGTTTTTACGAGTCAGCGCAAGTTCAAATCCACAGAGCGTTGCATCAGCAATTGCCCACGCTATTTATGATAAGCACGAAGTTAAATTACGTGCAGTAGGTGCTGGAGCAGTAAACCAAGCAGTAAAAGCAATCGCTATCTCTCGTGGTTATGTCGCTCCTCGTGGCATGGATCTGACCTGTAAACCAGGATTTACTACTATTGAATCCCGTGATGGTGAAATTAGCGCCATTGTATTTGCCATTACAGCCCACTAAATCAGTTCTATCCTTATACCTAGATTAAGGAGTCACCATGGCAACTTGGACATCAGTAGGTCACGCAATGCGTCGTCGCATGGGTGCACCATCAAACCACCACGAAGCGGCAGGTAAGAGCATGAGCAAAGATTTATCTCCAGAACAAGTTATTGCATCAGGAGCCCGTGCATATATGGGTCAAGACGCAAATAATTTCAACAACGTAAGCGGAAATCCTTCAGTTGGTAAATTAATGCCAAAGAAGAACACACAAGCAGGAGATCCAACTGCTGGTGGAAAAGCAAACCGTGTAAACGTTGAACGCAAAGGTGCACAGCATCGCATTACTGCAAAGATGCCAGCGCCAATCAACATTGAAGCAGGTGCAACAATGGCTAACGCCCGCATCATTCCTTCTGTAGCAGGTCGTCAAGCACCTAACTTTACTAGCGGTATCGACAGCACCTACTAATATGCCATTGTCGAATGCACAATTCGGCGGTAGCGATAGTTACTCTTCTATGGCTAATACGCCAAACGTAGAGACTCCTATGTCATTAAGTAAGAACACATACGGGTCTGCAGCGCAAGCAACTGCATGGCGTAATAGAA